CTGTAAGAGCAGAAGGGGAGACTGATGTTGTAGCCCAACCAAATGCGATTGGTAATTCAAGCATTATCAATCAAAATATGAATATAAATCAAGGAGCAACATCAAAGAATCAATATAATGATTTAGTTTGTTCTCAACCATCAATGAGTTTTACACCTTTCTATACAGGTAATGATGCACAAGGTGAAGAAACATACAGTATTAATGAAGGATGGGGGTTTCAGATGTCGTTTATGGTTCCCTTGGGAGTTAATAACGAAACGTGTTCTGAGTTAGCAAAAGTAAAACTAGACCTAGCCAAAGAAGAACTAAGCAAGCAAGAGCATGATAAGCAATTAGTGAGAGTTTTAAAGTGTTCACAACTCCACGCTGCTGGTTATATGATTAATCCTAAATCAAAATATGCAAGTCTTTGTAGTGATGTAATTAATATTAGAGCTTATGTTAAAGCTAACTCTGAAAAATTTAAGTAGCTAGTTTAGACGCCACACGTACAGGTATGTGAACTCTAGCTACCTTTATTATTATCTATATTTTCTTTTACATTTGCAACTTCTTTCTTAAGAACTTTTGTAAACATTTTTTTAAATGTTTTTTTGATAAAACCTAATACAGACTGCATAGCAATACCACCAGCTACAGATACAACAGACGCAGTACCAGCAGCTATAACACTAGAAGCTATAACTTCTGGTGCTGGTA